GCACAGTAATTCTGCCTTGTATCCTTGGTTTCTACTTTGGTCCAAGCGGTCGAAGAGGTTGACAGTCAAGCCTTTTTCCCTTTTACTTATATTTAAATTTAATCGACAACTAGCAACAACTAGTCCCTCGACCCTCTGCGGAGGACAATCCTGTGAAGACGAAAGATGTGAAAGTCACTGGTAATCATCACATATTCAATAACTTATAACATAGGAGATCATATATTATGGCAAACGGAGATACCTCCCCCAGTCGTGTAGGTCAGATTAATTCTGCGGGCGATACAGATGCCTTGTTTCTTAAAAAGTTCAGCGGAGAGATTCTGCAAACCTTTGAGGAGAGCAATGTATTTAAGCCTCTACACACCATTCGTACCATTGAGTCTGGAAAGTCAGCTCAGTTCCCAGTAACAGGAATTGCTTCTGCTTCTTACCACACTCCTGGTGAAAACATTGCTGACGCTGGAAACAGCTACCTCAGCGACATTAAGAAGGCAGAACAAATCATCACCATCGATAAGATGTTGTTGGCTTCTACTTTCTTGTCAAACATTGACGATGTAAAGAATCATTACGACATTCGTTCAGTATACGCTAACGAGTTAGGTAAAGCTCTTGCAGTTCGTTTTGACACAGCTATTGCTAAAGTGTTCATCGCTGCTGCTCGTTCATCTGCTGTTATCACTGGCGGTAAGACTGCCGGACAGCTTGATGTTGCTAACAACGATTTCTCTGCTGCTGATACTCCAGGTACTCCTGCTGCTATCACCGGTGCTGATCTTGTTGCTGCATTCTTCACCGCTGCTCAAAAGCTTGACGAAAACGATGTTCCTAGCGACGGTCGTTTCTGCGTTCTTCGCCCAGCTGACTACTACAAGTTGATCACTGGTGCTGACGCTTCCAACAGCTTCTCCCTTACTTCCGCAGTTAACGCTGACATCGGAGGTCAAGGTGGATTGGCTACTGGATCGATCCCACAAATCGCTGGTATCAGCATCTACAAATCTAACCACATCCCATCAACTGATCTTAGTGCTGTTTCTACTGGAGACGGAGCTTCTAACAATGATGTGTTTGGTGTTAGTGGTGTTGGATACAACGGAGACTTCCGTAACAGCATCGGTATCGTTTCGCACTCAGCTGCTATCGGAACCGTTAAGTTGCTTGATCTTGCTACCGAATCCGAGTATCAGATCGAGCGTCAAGGTACGCTATTTGTTGCTAAGTACGCTATGGGTCACGGAGTTCTCCGTCCTGAGTGTGCTATCGAATTAGTAGCATAACCCTGTTTTCTCTCGGTGTTGGGAGGTCTGTGATTCGTTCCGCTCCCTCCACTGGGATTAATTTTTTATATAGCTATGGCACTTACGACTAAACTAAATGCAGTAAACACGATGATCTCCGTTATTGGAGAAGCACCAGTAAATACATTAGGAGGGACAGCAGTTCCAGTAACAGTCGTACAAGCGGAAGCAGTGCTGGACGAAACCAGTAAAGCCATACAGTCAGAGGGTTGGCACTTCAATACAGAACATGAATACACCCTGACTCCTGACGCTACCGCATCTAAGATTACATTACCTAGTAACACACTTAAGGTAGACTTAGACCCACAACTTTATACAGACAGTGATCCAGTACAGCGTGGACTTACTCTATACGATAGAAAGAATCACACGGATGTCTGGACTAAGGAGGTTAAAGCCTCCATTACTTTTGAGTTAGACTTCACAGATATGCCTGAGCAATTCAGACACTACATCACAGTTAAAGCAGCTCGTATCTTTGCTAATAGATTCTTAGGTAGTAGAGAGATCGAAGGTTTTGCTTTGAGGGACGAGATAGAAGCTAAAGCCCGTGCTATCGATAGTGACTCTGAGAATGCAGACAGAACTATCTTTGACCACTACAGCGTACTAAGAGTATTAGATAGATAAGCGATGCCTCTGTTAGTAAACAGTGTACCTAACCTAGCACAGGGCGTATCGCAGCAGCCTGACAATCTCAGGTTCCCTGGTCAATGCGACGAACAAATCAATGCTTGGGCTACTGTTGTAGAAGGATTGGTAAAACGACCACCTACTAACTACACAACAAAGATAGATAGTAGCAGTACTGATTCAGACAAGCTATTCACTCATTTTGTTAAACGATCAGAACAGAACAAATACTGTGTAGCTGTATCGCTTGGTGGAGTAGGTGTTATCAATTTAGATAGCGGTACTAATGTATCAGTAGCTGTAACATCTCTTGCTGGTAGTTATCTTAGTCTAGGAGGTCAAGCATCTCTTGGAGCAGTACAGAATCCACTAGCAGACCTACGAGCACTTACAGTAGCAGACTATACATTTCTTGTTAACAGGAACAGAGTTATAGAGAAGTCAACGGATGATGAGTTTAAATCCCAAGTACCACCAGACGAAGCTCTTGTTTTTGTTAAACTTGGGGATTACGAAAAGAATTACAGTGTAATAATAGACGATAAAGTAGTGCCACACACCGCTGGGTTACACAGTAACAAAACTCCTAGTGCTAACTATACATACGAGAGCGGTTCGAGTGGTACAGGATTACACGCAGATACAGCAATTATAGCAGAAGACTTAGAAGCTTGCATATCGGCAGCTGTCGGACCTTCAAACGGTATAACTAGTCTTACTATATCAAATGGAGGTAGCGGTTGGTTACTTGGGGGTAGCAGCGGTTGGGGCGGGGTCCCTCAAGATAAAAACTGTAGATATAAAGTGCAGTTGGAAATTAGCCAAGCAGGTGCTACAAGTGCGTTGTTTGATCTAGCTGTGACTAAAGGAGTTATAACAGGTTATTCGGTTGTAAGATCAGGTAGAGATTTTAATACTTCCGGTACTTTTGTACAGACATACAGGGTACTATTTAACTGTAAAGGTTTTACTTCATGGTCTGAAAGCTTGTATGCTCCTCTTACTGGTAGTGGTCAAGTAATCACTGAAGGTTTTTCTACTCGTGCTGCATTCTCTGTTGAACAGAAAGGTTCGATAATAAAAATAACAAGTAATGACGGTCCTTTTAAGATACGAGTAGAAGACGGTCTAGGAGATCAAGCTTTAGGTGTTGCGTATAGAGAAGTAAATAGTATCACTGACTTACCAAGTAAATGTTTTGACGGTTTTACAGTTAAGATCAAAGGAGATGCCGACATCGACCAAGACGATTACTATGTAAGATTTAGCACCAAGGAGAAGGAAGACTTCGGAGAAGGTAGCTGGGTAGAGACTGTTGGTTATTATCAAGATGAATCTCCAGGTGCTTTGATGGAGAGTATAGATACAGCATTAAAAGATAACACTATGCCTGTTACCCTTGTTCCGTACTTCAATGATACCACTATTACAGATTTTATACTACAGACTCCAAACGATACATTAGTTGTAAAAAACGGTTCAAATTATTATGCCTTACAAAAGGATCACCGAGCAGCTACAGCTAATGAACCTGGTACAGGTGCTGATTGGACAGACTATTGGACAGAGGTAGCTAGTATATCACAAGGTTTTTTACCTTGGAGGTTAGGCACATTCTACTATGGTCCTAATGAAAAGGATATACAACGAGGATGGAGCACGAGGCAAGCAGGTGACGACAACACTAACCCATTCCCATCTTTCGTAGGTCGTACAATACGAGACATCTTCTTCTTTAAGAACCGCTTAGGTATACTTACAGATAGTAATGTTATCTTCTCTGAAGCTGATGAGTACTATAACTTCTTCCGTACTACTACACAGCAGTTGTTAGACAGTGCACCAATAGATGTAGGACTTAGCCACACAAAGGTAGCACTGTTAGAGAATGCAGTACCGTTCCAAGAGAAGTTAATGTTGTTCAGTCAAAGTTCACAGTTCGTACTTAGAGGGGCAGATGTGTTATCACCTAAGACTGTAGCAATATCACCAGCTACTGAGTACGATATATCTGACAGTGTACAACCAATAGCTCTAGGTAATTATATATACTTCACATTTAAACGGAATGACTTTGAAGGTGTGTACGAATACTTTGTTGATAACAATACCGAGACATTCCACAGCGAAGAGATTACGCAACAGATACCTAAATACATCACAGCTAATGTACAAAAGATAGCAGGTTCTCAATCAGAGAATACTATTGTTATTAGTACAACAGAAGATGCTAAGACATTGTTTGTATATAAGTACTTCTGGAGTAACAAAGAAAAGATACAGAGTGCTTGGATGAAGTTTACTTTTGACCGTGATATACGAGGGTTTGACTTTATCGACAGTAACTTGCATTTAATCACAGCAGACACTGATGGTTTACACTTAGAGAAGTTAACACTTGAGGATGGACTGACTGATACAGGCTTAGACTATACACTGTATCTTGATAGTAGGGTAGATGGTAGTGCATTAACTGTTAGCTATGATGCTGCTTCTAAGACCTCTACTATTGGCAACTTTCCTTATGATCCTGTAGATGTAGAAGTGTACAGTAAAGTAGGACATAAGTACGCATTTACTAGAACATCAGCTACAGCAGGTACAGTCAGTGGAGATATTACAGCTGTTCCATTCTTTGCTGGTGTACCGTACAATATGTTGTATAGGTTCTCCGATCAAACACTCAAGCAACCAACAGAAAGAGGAGGTCGTAGTGCATCTGATTACGCTTATCAAACGATCCGTAATGGTAGTATAGACTATGCAGATACCGGACACTTTACTGTTGAAGTAACACCACAATACAGGGATACATACAGCTACGCATTTAATCCTGATATACTAGGTGCTGACTTAACACTGAATGAGTTTGTACCACAGAACGGTCACTTTAGATTCCCAGTACAAGCACGACCTAATGAAGCAAAGATTGAAGTAAAGAGCGATTCTGCTTTACCAGTTAAGCTATTAGGTGCAGAGTTTGAATCCATGTTTATACCGAGAAGTAGACGCTATGGAGCTTAGAATAGATGAAGCACAACTGGATATGGATGCGTTTGATCTGTATGAAGATTTACGGGAGGCAGATATGTTAGAGATACTTGGTCTGATGTCCCATCCTAGAGATGCTGTGTATATGTCGTATCATACTTCTACTAAATGCTACAGTGTACGGGATGAATTAAATAACCTATACTGCTCATTTGGAGTAGCTCCCGTCAAAGGTACTAATATCGGAAGTGCTTGGTTATTAGGTACTAGAAGATTACCGAAGATAAAGAAGTTCTTTCTGAAGCATTCAGTTGAGAAGGTAGAGGATTTGTTAGAAGGCTTTGATTATCTAACTAACTTCGTTATGCGTAGTAACAAGCTGAGTATTAGATGGTTGGAGTGGTTAGGTGCTGAGTTTAACGATTGTCAGTACGAGAACTATCTGTCATTTATATTAGAGAGGAAGTAATTCATGTGTAGTCCAAGTTTAGCTATAGCTGGAATATCCGCAGGTCTAGGAGCTGTGCAATCTGGTATGCAATATGCGGGTGCTAGACAGCAATATAAAATGCAAGTCCGTGCTGCTCAACAACAAGCTGAATTACAGAAACAATCTATAGCGTTCGCACAGAAGAAAGCAGCTATTCAAGTCACGACTGCTCAGTTGGAACGCCAACAGCAGAAAGAAGCTATCGCACAAGAAAAAGGTAAAGTAGCTAAACGAGGACAGGCTGCTGTAGCTAGAGCTGTTGTAGCAGCAGGTGAAGCTGGTGTATCCGGTCTATCTGTTCAAGCGTTAATGGATGACTATATCAGACAACAAGCTGGACAAGTAGCTGCACTTACTACACAAGATAAACTTTATGCACTCCGTCACGGTTTAAATCTTGAACAATTAGCTATGGCATCTGAACAAGAAATTAGAGGACTCAGTCAACCAATACAACAACCTGGTCCGAAACCAAGTGCTTTAGGTGCAGGGTTAGGTATTCTACAAGCAGGTCTTGGTGGGTACGGTACTTACAAAAGTTTACGAGCACTTGAGCGTCCATCTTTTATCGACACAGGAATGGGTGTATCTAGCTATATGCCTGATACAGATCAGTATACATTACCCGCTCGTGGTCCACTTGCTATAGGAGGAAGATAATGGCGAAGCAGCGAGTACAAGTACAAGGGTTAGGCGAAGCACCTACTGTTCAACCTGTTGATCTTCCTGGGTTTCAGTTTGGAATAGCACAACAACAAGCAGCTAAACCACAAGCATCACCACTGTTAAGACTTGCAGGGGACTTTGAGAAAGCAGGCTTGTTGGTTAAAGGATACGCTGGTATTAGACAGCAACAACTAACTAGAGACATAGAGCTACAGAAAGCACAAGCTGCACAGTTTCAAGAGCAACAAAGAGAGCAAGATAAGTTCAACGAGATTCTTATAAAGAAACAAATAAATCAAACGGCTATACCAAGTCTTGAAGGTAAAGCTGCTGATTTTATTAATGTTGAGAAGTATACATCGTATGATGCGGTATCGCAGAACATCGACGCTACTATAAACGAGGAATGGGCTGCGTACTCAGAAGCTTTAGGTGGGGATGTTGCTAATACTTTAGCTTCTAAAGCTATGTGGAATGCCGTTACTTCTAAGTATAAACAAGATTTATTAGCTAAGTATAAAGCAGCTAGAACAGCTTACACCTTAAATGAAAAGACTAACGACATAAGTGTTACGCTAGGTGCTATGACTGCTAATAACCGTATTGTTCCTTTTAGTGACCTACAAGCTGTTATACGAGATTACGACAAAGTCTTAGCTAAAGATATTCCGGGTATAACTAAACAAGAAAGATCAGAGATTCTTATAAATGCTGTTAAACAACAAGCTAGAATGTTAGACGCAGATAAGAAACATGATGCTGCTTTCAGATTGCTAGATGGAGTACAAGGTATAACAGTTAATGGTGCTCCTATATTTCAAGGTGCTAAAGCATTAGAGGAACTAACTGGAATCAGAGATGATGTAGTAGGTAAAATAGATAGCGTATCTACACAATCAACAGCAGAAGCACGGGATGTTTTAAAAGGTAGGTTATTAGCTGTTCTCGCTTCCAACCCTAAAAGGTTAGAAGATATGCCGGATTCTAAAATAGATACTCTTAAAAGTGCTTTTTCTACACTTGATCCAGAAATGTCTGACGAGGAAATAACAAGGAACATTGAACAAGCTTTTGGTCCTGGGGATTTTGGTAGAAACTTAAATAACATTTTAGAGGGTATGGCTAATAAAAGCGACTTAGCTTCAAAGTTATACTTTAGGATTAATGATGATATACTTAGTCAATGGGAAGCTATTAAAGCAGCTGGCGTTGCACCTATGCCTTTGACAGAACCTAATATCAAAGAAGCTTTAAATGGACTCCGTAAATATGCTGCTAATAACCCTGAAGACCCCACACCTTGGAAAGGATACATAGCACAAGAAGGAGGTAGAGTACCAAGGTTTGATAAGTTACTAGAAGAATCTAGAAGACTAGCAGCTGGTAATTATATATTAAAGAAAGACTATTACGCAAAAGCTGGCGAAGCGTTGAGGGAAAATTTAAAGATAGCAGAAAATCAAGTAACTAATTTAGACCCTACAACTGCTGATGTCAGCCTCGGATCGTACTTACCGTACTCTATATCTTACATAAAAAATGAACTCAAGAAAGAAGCGTTTGCTATTGAAGGTGAAGACCCAGAAGTAAGAGACGCTAAGTTAGAAGAGTTACAGCGTACACTAATACAACAAGAGAGGGAAAGATTCCAAGGTATGCTAGAAGCTTCTACTGTAGATTTTGATGTGACAGCAGAGCCTGGGTTAACTGGTAAAGAAAAAACTAAGGCAGAAAAAAAATATACAACACTGCGTCGTTTTAAAATTCTACCTCCTAATTTCCGAGAGCAAGTTAAGACTGAGCGGTCACAAATGGTTGCAGATGGTGAGTTAATCGAGTTAGGTGTTTCGTTATTTAGGCATGGTTTTGATTCATTTGATCCTGAAAGTTATAAACTACTTAACAATGCTGTTCCTCCTTTAGATGCTAGGGATGTTAAACTGTTTGGTAATAGGTTGGAGTTCAACACTAAGGTAGCTGAGTGGGCGAGTATAATCGAAAAAGATAGGTTGACTAGAAGAGGTGGAGAAGCCTTAACTGAAGAAGAAAGAAAACAAAGAGAGATATACAATGGTTTTGGTGTTTACGATAGGGATAGTTTGAACGGCTTTGCAAATGCTCAAAACATCATAGGTAATTACTAATGAGTAATGATTATATCAGTGGCTTATTGGAAGCCCAATCGGAAGATAAACTAGATACATACAATCCTACAGCTGCTGTAACTTTAGAACCAGAGGAGACTGTACCCGCTAATGTTACAATCGAAACTGAAGCTAACACAGTTAAACCTGAAGTTGATCTAGACCAAGTTAAAGAGATAACAGATGAGTTCAGCACTCTAGATAAGTTTGGAATATACAGTCAAGCTTTTGGTGGGGAAATCATAACTAATGTAGCCACAACAGCGACACTTCTTAAAGGCTTAGGTTATCTAAATGATGTAAAAAACATATCAAAAATAGGAATCTTAGCACCGGAAGGTACTTCTACTATTGGAGGTTTAATTACCTACGCAAGTGCTGAGGCTATTGGTGGTGTAGCTGGTAACTTAGTTAACCAATCAGTTTTAAAAGCATACGGTTTAGATAAGACTGAAGGATATAATTTAGGTGAACTTGTTACATCTGGTGTATTTAATGTAGGACTAGTACACAAACCAGTTGAAGCAGGTGTAGATTTGTTAGCTGGGTTAGCAAAAGACGGGAAGATTTTTAGTTTTGTAGCTCCTAGTTTAAATGAGTTAAAAGCTTGGCGTGGTGGTGAGTATATAGTCAAAGGAACTAAACAGTTTGTAAGTGGTGCTACTATTGGATTGGCTGAGTCAGTTCTAAGGCAAAGCATTGAAAGAACTTTAAACTTAGATGAGGACTCAACTTTTGATTTGTTATTCTCCTCACTCGCAGGTGGTACAGTACAATCAGCATTCTCTTTGTTATTAAGTAAAGGTAAGGCGGGTCGCACTCAAATTGTTAATATAGTAGAAGATTCTAAGTCTATACTAGAAGATAAAAAAGAAGCACTGATTCAAAAGAAAAAAGATTCTAAGTTAAAAGGTAAGCAGAAGATTGGTTTTGAAAATAACGTTGATAAAGAAATATCTGAAGTAGAAACAGTTGAAGATATAATAGACGATTCTTTAGAGGCTATTGAAAATTCAAATAGTAAAATAGACGCTAGAGAGAAAGAGTTAGGTGCGACTGAGTTAACAGCTGAAGAAGTTTTAGAACCTAAACCCATAGAGGAACCTGAGCCTGTAGCACCTAAACCAGAAGAAGCTGAAGTTAAATTAGAAGAAGAGCCTACAGCTAAGGTAGAAGAACCTACTGTTACTGAAGAACCTGTAGTTGAGAAACCAATCAATGTAGACGAACCAGTTGAAGTACCAGAGGTAACTGAGACAGTTAAGAGGGAAAGGTTTGTTGATGATGTTAGGGAAGATAAGTTAGAAGAATTAGAGGCTATTCAATCTAAACTTGAGTCTACTCCTGGTAAGGGTGCGTTAACTTTAGAAGCACCGAAACTACATAGAGCAGGTAAAAAACTAGCAGACGAAACAGCAGAAAGAGTTAGTAATCTTATTAGAATTTTAGCTAAGAATCCTGAATCTATAGATATAGATGTAGCTAAAGAATTACTAAATGAAATAAAGTTCACCAGAAGAATTAATAAAAATATAATTGATTGGTGGAATACTTTGGGTGCTCGTTTATTACAGTCTCAACAGAAAAGAGATTATACTTGGGAAGGTCGATATAGCGAGCGAGCACAGTTACAAGACGAAGCACTTAGTAAGTTAGAAGCCACACTAGAGGCTAAAACAAGAGGCATCGTAGACGGTGATGAAGCTGATATACAATCTATGTTTGACGAGTACTTAGCTATACCGGATCAATTAAAAGCTAGGTATAAGAAACCAGTAGAAACTGAGGAAGATGAATTTGTTGAAGTATTTAAAGAACCTAAAATAGCCGAAGAAGCGGATGTAGAAACAAAACCTACTAAGGAAGTAAAACAAAACTTAGGTAAACAAAAAAAGAAGCTACAAGAAAAACTAGCCGAATTACAGAAAAGATTCGGTGATAGAAGTAAGTTAGTATTAGCCGAGACTGGTGAAGAGTTAACTGAAGATGTTGATATTACTGATTTAAAGCAACGCATAAAATTTTATGAGCAAGCGGAAGCTGATGCCTTAGAGTTAGAGAGACTTGAATCTGAGTTGGCTAAGGTAGCTGAATTAGATGTAGCACCGCTAGGTGAACAAAGAGCAGCTGTTACTCCTAAACCCACAGGTCCTAAGAAAGTAAACATTAAAGCTGCTCAACTAAGAAAACGAATAGCTGCCGTTAAGAGTAATATTAAACAAAGGTTGGCTGATATAGACAGAGCTAGGCTTGAGATGACTGAGGAGTTCCAAGTAGCTAAAGCTGAAGCAGCTGTTAACAATAGGTTATCTAAACTACAATCTGAATTAGATGAACTTAGGGAAACTTTCGGAAGGGAACCTGAAGAACTTGTACCAGGTAAACCTAAAGATAAAGACCCAAGAGTAAAAGAACTGGAAGATAAAATTAAGTTCTATAAGGAAGCTCAGAATGAGATAAGGAAAATTAAAGACTTAGAAGCTGAACGAGCTAGGTTGTTAGAAGTAGAGACAGGACCGCTTGGAAGGCAGCGTGAAGAGATAACACCTAAACCTACAGGACCAAAGAAAGCACCGGGTAGAGTCGAGGAGTTGAATAAAGACATAGCGTTCTTGCGTAAGAATATGCGTAATAGGGTCCGTGAAATTGACCGTGCTAGAGTTGAGATGTCGGACGAATTTAAAGCTGAACAACTACGCAAGGCTTATGAAAAGAAACGAACAAAACTCGAAGGTGAGTTAGACGGTTTAAGAAAAAGATTTGCTGAGATAGATGAGGAAGAAGCAGCAGCTGGTTTAGCACCTAAGAAAAAGGAAGAAGACCCTAGGTTAAAAGAATTAAAAGCTAAAATAAAGTTTTACAAAGAAGCCGAGAAAGAAGCAAAACTTGTAGCCGATCTAGAAAAAGAACTAGCTAGAGTAGCTGATATTGAAGGTCGTAGTGTTATTGGGGAGGTAAGAGCTGAGATAACACCTACTCCTAAAGGACCTACTAAACCAGCTCGATCAAAAGAGCTTCGTAAGAAGATAGCAGATTCTAAAGCTAGAATGCGGAAGAAGATAGCTGACTTAGAGAAAGCCCGGAAAGAAATAGAAGATGCTCAGTTAAATTATAGAATATTTAAAGAAATAGAAGACGCTTTACATAAACAATTAGAAGCAGATACATCTAGTCAAATAACAAGAAGCTGGCGTTTCATACAATCACTTAGGCAGCAAGCTCTTATCGATCAGTTACCTTCAGTGTTTGCAGGTATTCCTACTGGTGTTGGTGCCATGTATAAGCAGTTTCTTAGACCTATTACTACCTTTATATACAACGCTGATAACGCTTCGTTACCTATAAGAACACGATTAGCTTTAGCAGACGCAGCAGCTGCTTTTAAAATGCTTACAGATTTGAAGGGTGTTTGGACTGAGATGCGTCGTACTTTTGCTGAAAATGCCTCACCCATAGATAATAGAGCAGGTAAACTGTCGGATGAAATGAGTGTTTCAAAAGCACCTAGAGGTACACATGCGTTAGTAGCTAGAGCATATACATCGGCTAAGAGGCGAGCGGAAGCTATTGAAAATGTATCGAATGCTTTTAATCGTTATATAAAAAATGCAGACTTGTTTTACATAATGTCTATTGGTGTTAGGGGTATACAAACCGTAGACGCTGCTTTTAAAAGACAGCTATATAAAAGTAGGATGTATTCAAGAGCACACAAGGACGCAATTTTAGAGTTCCCTAATGACCCGCAAAAAGCTAAAGCGAGAGCTGATGAAAGGTACAATGCACAGTGGAAAGAAAGTGATGGGTTGTTGGTATTAAAAGAAAAAACAGAATTTGAGGATGAACTTAATCAGATAAAGGAAGAATTGTTATTTGCTGCTGATGGCGACCTAGAAGATATGCCATTCAACCCGCTAGAAGAAATTATAAATTTCACTAAAAAGCTTGTTAACGATGCTGGTCTTACTGGAGCCGTTATAGATGCATTTGCCCCATATATAGGAGTACCGTTTCGCTCTATTTATAGAGGAGGTAAATTAGTAATATCTCCTGCCCAAGTATTAGCACAAGGTAGTTTATCTAAAATACCAGGTCTACGAGGTCAAATTAATCCATTTAGTCGAAAGTATAAAGAGTTAGAATTAAAATTAAGATTTGAATACGACTTACTTAGAAAGTTAGATGACCCAGAAAAGATAAAAGGAGCTAGAGATCGGATTAAAAACTTAACTGAAAGGCGTGATAAAACAGCTGAACGAAGATTGCGTTACAATGAAGAGTTGTTAACTGACGCTATGGTGTCTACTTCTTTGTTTGCAATGGGCGGTATGGCAGCTCTTTACTACGGAGGTACGGGTTCTCTAGAGTGGTTAACACCTGAGCAAAGAAAGAATAATAAGTTAGAATCTTTTAAAATGTTTGATATGGACTACTCTGCTGCGTTGCCTTGGTCGTTTCCTTTAGCTTTATCTGCGGATGTCGCTACTTGGTTGCGTATCAAAATGGAGGAGAGAGAGACAGGTAAAACTATTCTAACTAAGGATCAAACATTAGCTTTTGTTATTGGTGCTTCATTTAAGAAGTTAGCAGAAGCAATGCCATTAGCCCAAGGTATAGAGACCGCACAGGAGATAGCTAAATTTGAAGGAGACATTACTAAAAATGCTGTATCAAGATTGGTTGCTTCTTATGTACCTATACCAGCTCAAGCTAGAAAGATAAACAATACGATAAATCAAGAAGGAATACCAGACCTGCGTGGTGGTTCTTATTGGGATAGAGTGGTATATGCTGTGTTAGGTTCTGGTGTTGGTAATTTAAAAACAGACCGTTTAGGTGAAGATGAACAAAGCACGGCTAATTGGGTGACTCAAAATATTATTAGACAAGCACCTAGAGATGAATTGATTCGTAGCGAATTTGATAAAATAGTAGCAACTGATACTCATAAAAACTTATCAAATAAACCTTCTATGTTAACTGGCGGTATTAAGATGACAGAGTGGGTAGATGAGGACGGGATGACTTTGTCTTATGCTTACGATCAAAAACTTAAAAGAACTAGCATAAAAGTTGAGGAGTTAGGTTTTAAAAAATATACAATAAAACAAGCTGTAGGTGCTTTAATAAAAGATGAAAACTGGATTAAAGAGTACAGTAAAGGATTCCAAGAAGACCCAGAGACTGGTCGATTTATTAACCCAGGTCTTAAGATTTTAAATTCTGTTTTAAGAAAATTTTACAACGAGACTCAAAAGAATTTAATAGAAGATAGTAGGTTCCTAAATAAGTTCATTAATGAAGAAGGTGAATCGTTATACTACTTACTACAAACTAGAGGCACTAAACCAGAACCTGTAGGTCGTCCGTTATCACCGCTCGAAATACTGACGGAATAGCAATAGTGCTTGAACTCCTAACTCAATAGTTAATAATATATTATCATGGCAACAACCTATGTAGACTACACAGCAACAGCAGCTCAGACTGACTTTGCTTTCTCATTTCCTTATCTTGAAGACGAACATGTAACCGTAGAAATAAATGGTGTTGCTACGACTCTCTTCTCTATCGTTACTACTCCGGCTACTAAAGTAGTATTAGACAGTGGTGCAACTGCTGGTGACATCGTCCGAGTACGCAGAAGGAGCCAACGAGGCACTAACCTTGTAGACTTCCAGAATGGTTCAGTACTTACTGAGGCTGAACTAGATAGAGCATATTTACACAACAGATACTTAGCTGAAGAAATCGGTGAATTAAACGATGCTTCTATGCAAGTCGAGGTTGGGGGTACACAGTGGGACGCTAAGGGATTACGAATAAAGAATTTAGGGAGTCCTACAGATACTACAGACGCCTCCACTAAGCTCTATGTAGATAACAAAGTAAACCAAGGATTGTACGGTTCTGATGCTCCGTTGAAGTGGCAATTTGCAGGAACCGCTGGTACTAATACTACATACACTGTGACTGGTGCTGAGATCAGTGGTGATACTGTATACGATGTAAGCATTAACGGTTTAGTACAAGAACCTACTGTTGATTATACGGTCAATCCTGATACAGATACATTAACAATTAATACCACACTTGCAGGTGGAGAGGATATTGTTATCATTCAGCGAGGATTTGGTGCAGCTGTTACAGAGTTTATAGGATCAAATCAAATAAATAACGGTTCTGTCACTACTGCTAAGATCGCTACTGGTGCTGTTACTACCGCTAAGCTCGATGCTGGTGCTGTTACTACCGCTAAGCTCGATGCAGACGCAGTAAACGGTAGTAAGATAGCAGACGATTCTATAGACAGTGAACACTATGTAAATGGTAGTATTGATACTGCACACATAGCTGACGATCAAGTTACCTACCCGAAGATTCAAAATGTAACAACTGCTAATCGAGTTCTTGGATCAACCACCGCAGGTGGAGTTGTTTCGGAAGTTCAAGTACAGACTGCTATGATTGCTGATGGAGCGGTTACCTCAGATAAGATCGCTACATCCGCTCTTCCTAGTTCAGTTCCTAGGGGTACAGTTATTTCTTTTGCAGGTGCAACCGCACCTACTGGTTATCTTGTATGTGATGGTAGTGCATTAAATACCTACACCTACAAAGAGTTACATGAAGTAATATCAAATACCTACGGGGGCACTGCGTTTCAAGATGGTTTAACTAATGTTCAAGGTGTTGGTTATGTATTCAAGCTTCCTGACCTAAGAGGTCGTGTTATTGCAGGTTTAGACAATATGGGTGGTACATCCGCTAATCGTTTGACTAATCCAACTGGCAGTACAATAAATGGAGTAAACGGAGATTTTCTAGGTAACTACGGGGGACACGAAACACACCTCAATACAGCTGCACAATCGGGTCTGCGGAACCACAAGCATACTGTAACTGCTGATAATACTTCTCGAACAGGTGCTGGTGGACCCGATCCTAGAACCGCATTTGTCAGTACTTTAACAGGTAATCCCAATAATGTTCTCACGACCGGGACAGACGCATCCTCCTCCCACAACAATGTTCAGCCGACTCTTATCCTGAACTATCTAATCAAAACCTGATGATCGAATCTCTATCTGGACTTTTGAACACCGCTCTAGCTATTGCCCTTGGAGTTATCGGTTGGATTATTAAACGCATGATCGAACGGTTAGACCTAGGTGAGAAACGGATGACTAAGATAGAGGTAGAGTTAGCTGCTCAGCGGGAACGAGATAGAGCTGTTGAAGCACGGATAGCCAAGGTAGAGGAAGCACTTAAAGAAGTTCACACAAAACTAGATCGTATGATGGAGGTATTAGTAAAGAGATGAAAAGAAAAAAGAAACCAGGACTCTATGATAACATTAATAAGCGTAAGCGTTTAGGTATCAGCCGTAGCAAGAAGAAGTCTACAATTAGTCCTCAAGCCTACTCTAACATGGAAAAAGGTTTCCCTAAGTAAGATGCCGTATAAAAGATATAAGTTAGCTATTAAGAAGAAAAAGAAGAATGGCTGAGAAAAAGAAAGCTATGACAGGTTGTAAGCGTCGTGGTTTAGCTATTAACAAACCTAGACGCATACGCAAAGGCGAACCTGGATACGGTAAGAAGAAGTTTGTTGTCTGTGCTAAGGAAGGCAGTAAGCATCGTATTATTAGATTCGGTGACGCTAAGATGACTATTAAGAAAAGTGATCCAGCCCGTCGTCGTTCTTTCAGAGCAAGACATAAGTGTGACCAAAAGAAGTCAAAGCTCTCAGCTGGTTACTGGTCTTGTAAGAAATGGTAGGGCGTAGATGCTTCGACGAGCAAAACAGACGGTTGATCCGTTATCAGCACAATCACGCACGCTGGCGGTAACTTCTAAAGGAGACTTGGAAATACTAAAGAGTGACTTTCAATCGGATAAAGCAATAAAAGACGTAAAGATACAAACACTAGAGGACGATAAGAACGATAAAGATACACGCATGAACACCGCTGAAACAAAGATAACAACCTTGGAGAACTCTTCTACAGGTATAGTTGACGGTGGTCGTGCGGATGTACAACACTTAGAAGCTACTGATATAAATGGAGGTAGTGCATCGATATGAGTGTAAGAAGAATATTTTTAAGACGGGACACCGCAGCTAATTGGGCAAGTGAGAATCCGGTGTTATCAGAAGGTGAACCAGGCTTTGACACCACCAATCAAATACTAAAGGTAGGCAACGGTACAACTGCGTGGAACTCTCTATCTCAGTTTCAAGGTCCACAAGGACCAACAGGTGCGGACGGTGCTGACGGTGTATCTATACAGACTTACACTAAAGCAAACCTACCACTAGCTGCTACGGCAGGTACTAACGCTTTAGTAACAGATGGTACGATTAGCGGTACACCTACTATGTCTTACTTCTATAACGGTAGTTGGTACAGGACTTTTGATAACTCAGTAATAACTAATCAAACAATCGATCTGTTTATATTAGCGGGTCAGTCGAATGCACATGGTGAAGGAGATGTATCTAGCCTTACATCAGGGCAATCAACACAAGATGGATTGTTCTATACCTCCTGGCATGACAGTACTTCTAACGCTGAGACCACACAAAACTACTCCAACTGGGCAACTTCATTAGTAGCAGGTAGCACAAGAGGAGACAGTAATAACTTAGTAAACTCTCCTTACTTTGGTCCTGAGCTTGGATTTGTTAGTAGAGCAAAAGCAATCAATCTCACCACACAACCTATAGGTATTCTTAAATATGCAGTAGGTGCATCCACCCTTAACGCTGGTACATCTCTTTCTGACTGGGATACCACAGCTACAGGTTCCAGAGAAGGTGACTGTTATCGTGGTTTATTATCTGCACTATCAGACGCTACCACGAAACTAACAAACGCTGGATACTCCTGGAACTTCAAAGGTATGATTTGGTGGCAAGGAGAGAGCGGTGCTTCAGTTAGTGGTCTTAATACATTTATAGCAGCAGTACGAACGGTACTAGGTAATTCATACGGGGTGTCTAATACATCTCAGTTTCCTGTAGTCATAACAAAGATTGGATATGGTACTGACTTAACTCCTGTTGCTAATGCTGATGCATATGTTGGAATTGTAGATTCAGCTACTTACGGACACTCTGCAAGTAACAATCATGTAGGAAAAGCTGGTAATACAGACACTAACAGCAACGGTGTAAACGATATGTTTGACATTGGAGAAGCGTATGCCGATCAGATGCAACTAGCTATATCCGGTTCTACAAACGCAGCTTGGGACCCATCATCTATTACAACTCGTTTGTGGTTGGATATGGACGATCAGACTACCTTCACTTCATCTAGTGGGAATGTTACAGCTATCGCAGACAAGTCAGGTAATAGTTACACCTTTAACGCTGCTAGTGGTAGTACACTTACAGCAGTTAACACAGCACAGAACAACAAGAATATACTTAGGTTTGATAACAACTCAGATGCGACTTCTTACCGAAGCATAGCGTTTAGTTCTACTGCTGTTCATAAATGGTTCTTTGTTGTTAAGGTAACAGCGTCTGATAGTCACGATGCACTTGTTACATTTACTAAGAGTAATCCAACGCTACAGATGATACTTTTCAATCTTAGTGGTAATGGAGTCTTCTCAGGTGATTGGTACATGAACCCAGGTACGCATCTAACAGGCAACTCGACCAACCTATTAAATCAGTGGGTCATGTTGTCTATTGAACTTGATGTACCTAACACTAGAGCTACCGCTTCTTTAAACGCTACCGCTTATAACACCAATGTATCGCAATCAGGTCTGTCAACGATGGGTACAGGTAGTGTTAGATTGAACGATTATCAGAACAATGCAGACTCCGACTGGGGTGAGGTAATATTTACAGAAGATGTAACGCAATCTAACTCCGATAAGATCGAGGGTTATCTAGCACACAAGTGGGGATTAACAGCAGACCTACCGTCTTCCCACCCTTATAAAACATCAGCACCATAAGATACCATGTTAAGTCACAAAGAAGGAAGTAAACTGCACGACAAGATAGCAGGTGCATATCGTAACAGTATTGATCTGATGGAAGCTGACGGGGAGTACAACGCTGCACTACTTAACGGAGCTAGACAGTTCCTTAAGGATAACAATGTTGTTATGGACTCAGGAATGGGTACACCATTGAATGCTTTGTCAGATCAACTGAAGACTTTACCATTTGAAGAAGAAACACCAAGAGATACCGCCCAAGCTACGGGACTTTAGAAACTTTCTATTCCTGGTTTGGAAACACCTTAATCTACCAGACCCAACAACGCTACAATACGATATCGCTGAGTACCTGCAAAACGGTCCTAAGCGGTCTGTTATCATGGCGTTCCGTGGTGTAGGTAAGTCGTGGATAACAAGTGCTTTTGTAGTACATCAGTTGCTACTGAACCCATCCAAGAACATACTTGTTGTATCAGCATCTAAGAATAGATCAGATGACTTCTCTACTTTTACCCTGCGTATCATTCAAGAGATACCTATACTTAGTCATCTAAAGCCATCAGAGAACCAACGATTCAGTAAGATAGCATTTGATGTAGGACCTGCTCCAGCTTCGCACGCTCCCTCTGTTAAGTCACTTGGTATATCATCCCAGCTAACAGGTTCTCGTGCTGATATAATCGTAGCAGACGATGTAGAGGTAGCTAACAACAGTGCTACGCAAGGAATGAGAGATAAGCTGGATGAACAAGTAAAAGAGTTTGACGCTATCATAAAACCACTAGACTCCTCCCGTATCATCTTTCTTGGTACTCCACAATGTGAGGACAGTATATACAACAAGCTGCGTGAGCGGGGCTACAAGAGCCGTATATGGTCGTCTGAGTATCCTGGTGAGGAAGAAGCTATAAATAACTACGGAGGCGATCTAGCACCCCTTATAGCAGATAACATATCTCCTGAGACTGTTGGTACTTCTACAGAACCTCTACGGTTCACTGACTTAGACCTGGAAGAAAGAAAGATGTCGTACGGTCGGACCGGGTACGCTCTACAGTTCATGCTTAATCCTAAGCTATCGGACGCTGATAGATACCCACTAAAGATTAACGATCTAGTTATAACAGATGTTGATACTGATGTAGCTCCTGAAAAGATCGTGTGGTCTAGTGATCCTGATAACTGTGATAGAGAACTACCTAATGTAGGACTAGCCGGAGATCGATACAGAAGACCTGCTAACACTGTTGGAGATATGATACCGTACACAGGCTCTGTCTTATCTATTGACCCGTCTGGTCGTGGTAAGGATGA